ATCGGACAACGTACTTCCCCTTCTGAAATGGGTGAATTTTCGGGATTTTGTGAGGACTCTGAAATGAGAGAGATTGATATTAGTGATATAAATTTGTAATAATCTTAAAACTAAATCTAAAACAGCAGGAGGGTTAAAAATAAATGCACGTAGAAGCATAATCAGCAAATTAATTCGTCAATGTGTCGCCTCCAGAAATGGGGGCTTTTTTATTGGACAAAAATGGGGAGAGGGGGGTAGGGGGGTGTGGGGCTTTTTTTCTGTGGTTGAAAACTTTTTAACACCTGGCGAATAATTCTCAAAATTATAGATTATACTACAAATTGCGAGAAGAAATTATTGTCATTGCTTAAAGCATTGATAATGAGGTAAAAGAATATGACGCTTTTTTCTGTTTTTAATTAGTCTTAATAAAAATGGCAGCTTCAAAGGGAAATAAGTACGCATTAGGGAATAATGGAGGCAGACCGCCATTATTTAAGTCACCCGCAGACTTAGAGAAGAAAATTAACGAATACTTTGAATATTGCTCAGATAGTGATGTAATTATAACTATTTGTGGATTAGCGCTTTATCTTGGATTTTATGATAGACATTCTCTTTATGATTATCAAGAAAAAAGAGAAGAGTTTTACCCCATTATAAAAAGAGCAAGGTTAACAGTTGAGGAGTATTATGAATCGCGTCTATCGGGTACTACACCAACAGGGGCGATTTTTGCATTAAAAAACATGGGCTGGAAAGATACGCATGAGATTGAAGGTGACATAAAAGGTGAAATAACAATAATAAGAAAAGTGATTGATGGTAGAAACAAAGATTGAGTTAACCTACACACCGGCTCAGTTAGATATGTTTTTTAATATCCCTGCCGGGACAAAGTATCAGGTCGTCACTAAGGGGAGGCGTTTTGGTGCCACGCGTGGGGCGGCTCATGCTTTTATCGAATGGGCAATCGAAGGAAAGAAATTACTTTGGGGTGATACGATCAACGGAAATATAGACAGATATTTTGACAGGTATTTTCTTCCGGCACTTAATAAGACAAATATAACATACAACTATCAGCGTCAACATAAACAATTGACAATTGAAAACGGATATATTGATTTTCGTTCAGCTGACAGACCGGAGAACTGGGAGGGCTTCGGCTATGATGTGATATTTTTGAATGAAGCGGGTATTATTTTGAAGAACAAATATCTCTATACAAATGCGGTGCTTCCGATGTTAATGGATAGTTCTACAAGTTTATTGGTCGCTGCCGGAGTGCCAAAGGGCAAATTTGATAAGAATAATGATGATCATCCGTTTTATACAATTTTCAAAGCAGCTAAAAATAAAACACCAGGATATAATCTCCTGGAATATTCAAGTTATGATAATCCATTACTACCGGAAGAGGAAATAAAAGAGCTTGAAAAAGAAATATGTCGTATGTCACCCGGTATGGTAGAACAGGAAATATATGGTCATTTTGTTGATGGCATATCCGGGGTGCTTTGGACACCTGAAATGATTCATTATTCTGATATTCCAGATCTGAAACATATAGTAATCGGGGTTGACCCTTCAGGATCGAAAGATGGTGACGAGGTAGGTATTATTTCGGCAGGGATAGCGCATAACAGCAATATCTATATTTTAAGTGATAAAACAGGTGGTTATACACCTCTGCAATGGGGTACAATTACAGTAAATGAATATAATATACTTAAAGCTAATTCCATAGTTGTAGAGCGTAATTTCGGCGGGGACATGGTTAAATCGAATCTATTGAATGTCGATAAATTTATTAAAGTCAAAGAAGTGACAGCCTCAAGAAGTAAAGAAATAAGGGCGGAACCAGTTGTCGGTCTTTATGAACAAGGCAGAGTATATCATGCGAAAGGATTACATAAACTCGAAAACGAAATGTTAAGATGGGTTCCCGGTCTGGGTAAGTCACCTAACAGGGTGGATGCTTTAGTCTGGGCAATAACGGATTTAATGGGACCCAAAATAAATACGAATGTATGGGCTTAATTTTCAATAAATATAAAAAGATCGCCGAGCAGCAGAAGTTCATGCTTGCCGAAATGGAGATTAAGGTGACAGAGCAGAATCAGCTCTACCGGGCTTTGTATCAATTTCTTTCAACAGGCATGGCCCTGGGCAAAGATTCGCAGATGAAGGATTATGTCAGGGAAGGTTATGAGGGCAATCCCGATCTTTTCAGCATAGTCACCAAGCTGGCCGGCATGTTTGCTCAGGTAATGGATAAAGTGAAACTCATGCAGCGGAAGGGAGATAAATATGTCGAAGTTGAAAATGAAGAGATTGATAAAATATTTGAGAGGACTAATTACTATCAGAATTTCATGGAGTTCTGTCGTCATTGGGCAATAAGCAATTACATCACCGGCAATGGCATAGTTTACGCTCCACGTTTTACGGCAGGAATTAACCAGGGTAAGCTGACAAATGATGGTATGATAATGATGCCGACCCAAAACGTGACAATTTATTCAAAGGGCTGGCGCCAACCGATAGGAACTTATAGTCTGGATATTGATGAGACTTACCGGATCGATGCAGAGGATGTATGGCATGAACGGTTTGCTCCGACACTCAGCTATGAAGAGGGCCGGAACTTTATGGGCATGTCACCGGTGAAGGTAGCCCATGATATCATCAACAGCCAGAATAAAGGTTATGAGATAACGGCGAAGATGTACAGCTATGGTCATCCACCGGGGATCCTCAGCAAAGAAGCTGAACACGGTGACGAAACAACAGCAGAACAGGAATCGAAATTCAGGGAACGGTACCGGACCAAATATCAGGGAGTGGACAATATGGCCGTACCCATCTTCACCCTGGGCAAATTATCATATACGAAGATAGGCTATGATAATATGAAGGAACTGGATATTATCTCCATGAGTGAACATGGCCGGAGAGTATTCTGCAATATCCTGCAAACACCATCGCAATTATTTAACGACACCGCAGCAAGTACTTATAATAATCAACTTCTGGCAGAAAAGGCCATGTATACAAATCGGCTTATACCCGATGTGTCGCAATTCTGTTCAGGATTTAACAATATTGTCAGAGCCTATGGAGACTTTATTGTAAAACCTGATTATTCAGAAATTGAATGTCTGCAGGAAGATAAAGTCAAAAAGGTCGAATGGGTAAGCAAGCTATACCAGGACGGGATTATCAGCGGCGATATGTATCTGGAAATGATCGGAGAAGAACCAACAGGACTGCCGGAGATGCAAGTCCGATATACTAACGCTAATAGGATCCCTATGGGTTTTGAAGAGAATGCAGACATAGAACGGAGCGATAAATTTTATCTGGAGCACGGGATAAGTGATTATTATGACAAGTCGAAATTCAGGAGAGATAATGTTGAAAAACATATAGTTAAATGTAGTAATTGTGATTACGAGTTTGATTATTTATCTATTTCAGAAGCAGGGATGGGATATGTTTTATGTCCTAAATGTGGTAAAACGGTTACGCAATAAGTAAAGGAAATGAAGCATGCAAATATTAATAAGTTATCACATGCAATGTAAAATTAACTGATATGACAGCAAAAAAGGAAAAGACAGTATTCAGCAGGGAGCAGGTCATTGCGCTTTTGAATAAGCAGAAAGAGATATGCTCATTATGTATTGATGGCAACTGTACCGAGTTTACAGCAAAGAAAAAAGTGCTGGAGGCAAAACTTGTAATCGAAGAGTGAAGTTCTTTGAAAAACTGAGGTTATGAATCGCAGGGAGAGGTTATGGAGATCGATCGACAGGAAAAAGGCAGGCTACAGAAATAATTTTAAACCTGTTTTTATGAGGGCCTTCGATAAGCAGATCCAGCCTTTATACAAGAAGATTGCAGAGACATCAGATATAAGGGATATTGAACTGCCGCCACTGAATGACCATGCAATCGAAGAGGCTTATATAAAATTGTATATGACAACGACTGTGGATTTTTTCAAGGCAAAAAGGGGACAATGGAAAAAGAGTTTTACAAAACAGGTTGATGATGAGATTTTTGAAGATTTGATAATGGAGAAGATACTTATATATCTGAAACTACACGCTGGGGAGACGGTGGTCGCTGCAGGCGATACCAGTGTTACTCTCATCCAGCAGCTTCTGAAGAAGCTAATACCTGAAATAATGGATCAGGGCATCGGAGGGGGGGAAGCACAGACCATGCTCCGGGATATGATACAGAGTCAGTGGCATGAGATGAAATACTACAGGACGGAGAGGATTGTAAGGACCGAAGTGAACAGGGCCAGTAATTGGGGCAGCCTGGAAGGGACCAAGAGTCTGGGAGTGCCTATGCTTAAGGTCTGGCTGAGTGCTTTCGCAGGTGAATCACGCCCCGAGCACATGGATGCCGATGGTCAGAAGGTCGATCTGGAGGAGCCGTTCATTGTCGGAGGTGAAGAGTTACAATATCCGGGCGATCCGGCAGGCAGCGCAGCGAATACCATAAATTGCCTTTGTAGTTTATACGAAGAAATACGTTGATAATGAAGAAAAATAATAAATTATTCGCAGCATAATGGAAAAGATATTATTTAAAAGTTTTGAGCATCAGGTCAAGGACCTCGATGAAGCAAAAGGGATTGTCACGGTTTACATCAACAGCTTTAACAACCAGGACAGCGACGGTGATATCTCACTGCCGGGATCCTTTAAAAGGACATTCAAGAACAATGGCAATACGATCCAGCACTGGCTTAACCATGACAGGGATAAACTGATCGGAGTCCCGATCAAACTTTATGAAGATGACTTCGGTGCGATAGCGGTCTCCCAACTCAACATTAAGAAGCAACTGGGTAAGGATGTATTCGAGGACTATAAACTATTTGCAGAGCATGACAAGACGCTGCAGCACTCGGTAAGGGTGCAACCAATAAAATTTGAGGAAGATCGGACCGGGGATCAATATAGTCGGAAGGTGAGCGAATGGAAACTCGTTATGGAGTTTTCAACCCTTTATGGCTGGGGTGCTAATCAGCAAACGCCATTAATTGATATCAAAAGCCTTAAGGATCTGGAACTGATGATGCGCGAAGGCAATTACAGTGATGAGAAAGCCAGAGTTATTGAAGAAACATATAACAAGTTGAAGAGATTATTAGATGCCACAGACTCGCCAGGCACTCCCTCAGGGGACCCGCCAGCACTCGAAAGCGATCTAATCAAATATTTTTATAAACAATTAAAAATTTGATAGTTATGGCAAAAGAAGAAAAAACTGTCGAACAGATAGCGGAAGAGATTAACAGTTCTATTGAAGGCTTGAAAAAGTCTATCAAGGACAAGGCCGATCTCGCTGCTCTTGAAACAAGGTTCGACGCGATAACAACCAAGCTGGATAAGCTCGTGGATAAGGACGGTAAGACGATCGTCCCTGAAGAAATATCCAAGCAGCAGGAACAGCTTGACGAGATTTCTACCCAACTCAAGCAGCTCGGGGAACACCAGGCCGGGAAGGGCAAAAGCGCGAGCGCACAAGTGCTGGAAAAGGTCAAAAGCAAAGATTTCCAGGACAAGGTGAAGGCTTATTCCGGGCGTGGTGAGATAGGACACTTTGAAGTGGATATGCCGAAAGTTGCTGCTCTTATTGATACTGATGATATCAATGCTGGCACGATTGAGACACAGGTTGAACCGGGTGTCTCCGCAGCTCCCTGGCGAGCCAATCCAATCTGGGATAACATCAACAAGGGTGTTATTGGCCAGGGCCGGGATTCGGTAAGCTGGTGGGAAGAAACGACCCGCACTGATTCGGCCGCTATGATAGCAGAGCAGACAGCTCCCACTGTAGGATCGGCAAAGACATGGACGAAGCAGAGCCTGGATATCATAATGATTAAAGATTTCACTAAGGTTTCAAAGTCTGCTCTCGAAGATTTTGAGTATATCACCAGTGAGGTCAATGATCTGATGAGCAATGGCATACCCAGGTACAGGGAAGGACAACTGCTCTCCGGAGCAGGGACAACTTATCCCAGAGGACTCACATATTATGCAAAGACCTTTGCAAAGCCGGCTAATTTCAATTTAGTGCCCGCGGCCAATGAAGGTGACGTGCTGGCAGCAGCCATCCTTCAGTGCATGAACGGTAACACCGCAGATACCAACAAGAAGGGGTATATTCCTAACGTTATTCTTTTGAATCCGGGTGATACTGTCAACATGAGATTGCTGAAAAACTTGAATGCGAGTTATGTACATCATCCACTGCTTGCTCCTGATGGTTCCTCATTCCAGGGTGCAAGGATTGCAACCAGTCTTGATCTTACTGCCGGACAATTTATTGTCGGGGATTTTTCAAGAGCAAAGGCTTATGTGAAACGTACCATGAACATATCGTTCCATTATGAGAATGAGAATGATGTTTTGGCCGATCTGGTTCTGGTGCTGGCAAGCATACGTCTGGCAGGATTGAAGGTTACCGCTGCTGATGCTTTCGCATTCGTTACGGGGACATTCGCTGCAGGAATTGCATTAATACAAACCGATTAAAGAAAGGAGGAAAATATGAAAAAGTTATTTGTAACTATTATCGGGCTTCTCCTTATTGTGGGATTGCAGGCCCAGACATCCGGGACAACTTACACGCTCCCGGCGAACGTGACATTTTATACTGCTTTTAGTAATAGCCATGTTGGTGACTGGGATGCTACGACACTGAAAGACTCGATAGCAGGAACAGCAGCAGCAAAGACATGGATATTCGCTATCCAGAAGCCCAGGTTGTATTATTATCAATTTTTTGTCGAATATGATACAGTGCTGACTCCCGCGAGGGTACTTGGCAACCATGTCATAGTATGGCTTGATGCGAGTATTGACGGTGTGACTTATTGCGCTATAGACAGTGTTTTATTTCACCCTGATTTCAGCTCATTGCCTACACAGATTCAGGCTTCACCTACATTGGCAGCTCTACGGTCATATAATCTTAAAGATGTGACTACCGGCGTGCTTTGGCGTTATCTCAGGATCAGAGCCATAGGGTTGGATGCGAACAAATGCGCAATTATCTCTAAGCTGGCCGTTAAGGTTGGTTTAAAAGATTAAGTTAAATGATGAACGAGGGGAGCAGAGATCCTGCTCTCCTTATTTAAAATCGAGATTATGAAATTAGTGAAAGTAGTATTGAAAACGGGGAGAACCATCGAAGTGCTCCCCCAGGAAGTTGAGATCCTGAAAGAGGCCGGAATGCTGAAAGAATCCAAAGTCCCGAACGTGACTAAGGAGGAGAAAGAGGTTGGTCAGACAAAGGCTATAACGGTTACTCGCAGATCAAAAAACTGGTATCCCGGGCCGGGTGAAACAGAAGAACCACCTCCGAGACCAGCAAATATTGATTCAAAAAGTTTCAAAACAGGTAAGAAGTAATGGACACACGGATCAAGACCGATGCAGCACAGGAGCCTCTCAGCCAGGATGAGCTTTCAACTTTTATCAAGTTCGAAGATGATAACGCTGAGGAGGATCTGCTCATAACCAATATGATCAGGTCCGTCCGTGCACATTTTGAGAAGCGGACAGGTCTGGCATTTGCAGAAAAGACCTTCGAGACCCTGTTCCGGTACGATGACAAGCCATACCTCCTGCCTCGATCACCGATTATCAGTGTTGACAAAGTCGAAACTGTCGATTACCAAGGAACAAAAGTCGAACTGGTACTGAATTCCGGTTATTACAAGAGAGGCCTGTATGAAGTGGAGATTAAGGCATCGGAGATGACCAGCGACAGATATTATGATCTGCTGGTTACTTACAAAGCAGGATATGGACATGCAGATACCGAAAAACTACCGGCAGACCTTCTGGAATGTATGAAGATGCAGGTCAAACAATGGTATGACAACAGGGATGATTTCTATGAGTTTAATATCCTCGGCAGCATTGACAAGATTCTTAACAAGTACAAGACGAAAGTAATATGAGGCCGACGAAGTATAATAAACGAGTTACCATCCAGAAACTCACCAAGGTGGAGAATGACATCGGAGGATGGACCAACACATGGGACGACCTTTATTCATGCTGGGCCTCGGTGCTACCAGTTAAGGGATTTAAGAAACTCGAATATGCCAAACTGGAGTACGCAGAGGCATACGAAGTGGAGATGCGCAAGAGACTGATAAACGCAGACGGTGACTGCCGCGTGGTTTATGGAGGCAACAATTATCAGATCATCTCATTTATGATCACCGATGATAAAGTTAACCTGGATATTGGGAGGAACGCAGGATGATAACTTTTACAATAGATGACCGCCAGTTCCGGCAGCAGATGCGACAGTTTGCCAAACGTAAAGACGGTGAATTCAAGCATGCTGTTCTCCGGGCCACACTTGAGATGGAGAAGATGGCCAAGATGAAGGTCCGGAACTTTACCCGTAGTGCAAAAGTGAAAAGCGGTTATCTGATAAATAACATCCGCAAACGCATCATAGCATCAGGACTGACAGGGGAAGTTATCAGCTGGGCCGGATACTCCCAGGCATTCGAAGAAGGAACCAGGCCGCATATCATAAGGGCCAGAAACAAGAAAGTCCTTGCTGGACCAAAACGCAGTGCTCCTTCAGGATGGGATATAAGCGCGAAGAGCGCCTCGATGGGTTATGCCACCTATGGCAAGCAAGTACAGCATCCCGGCACGAAACCGCATCCTTACATGTATCCGTCATGGAGAGCCGCATGCCAGCAACTGGAGAAACTTATTAAACAAGCATTATGACATACAGGGATCCGTCGCAACAACTACTGAAAGCTTACCAGAACATACTGGACGGACATATCATCTATGAAGGTGAGACGATAACCGTCGGTACCAGGATCCCCAGGAAGAAAACGAAATACGTGTATTTATATATCGAGGCAACGAATAACTATAGTACAGGTGACAAGGTTCTTTATAATATCACGATGGCCATGCAGATAGTGAGCATGCAGGATATTAGCGAAGGCGACGAGACAGTCGTGAATAGTATTCTTGATCAGGTGCTGGGGCTTGTCGGCGATCCCGACTCGATAATCATGAATGATTTTAACTGTCTGACCAGCACTTTCGGAGACTCGGAACATGATACGGAGATGAGCGAATCCAATTATATTATAACAAAGAAATTGCGAATGTTGCATTTTATAGAACAAAAATGAAAATGAAAAAGATTAAATTTTTTATACCGCTGGCATTTATAATGCTGGCAGTAATTTTACTCGCCACAACAAGTGTGCGTAATGCCCGCCTTATTAGCCGGTTGACGGTAACAGAGAACCTCGTCACTCCCACGACTTCCACTTTCATTGAGATTAATGGGCTTGATGAGGTTGTAAACTATACACCTGGCAGCCTCCGTTTTGATGTAGACAATGTATGGGCAGATACTGTTTGCCATACAGGTATTATCGATTTAACAAGCCTTACCAATTCGCTCGGTGAGACATTGGATCTGACAGGTGATGTTGTTGTTGCTGCTAAATTCCGCTTGGTTGATGTTGTCGGAGCAACATGTGTTATCAGCAATGGAGTATCAACTTCTTATCCTCTTTTTGGTACTACATACTCATTTCAACTTAACGCGAATCAGAGCCTGCTTTTCAAGGCAGATACCGTGCTTGCACCTGTCTCCGCGTCATTAAAGCATATTACTTACACCGGGAGCAGCGATGCGGCAATACTTTATGTAATTCTGTTAACAGCAGATAGTTATCAATAATTAATATTTATAGAGATGAAAGTACCAGGTTACAAAATTCTATTACAGTTCGATAGCAAGACCCTTGTCGGTTATCGCAGTCAGAGCATGGATGCAGAGGCTGATATGGGCGATGCTACAACTGGAGCATCAACAAATCAGTGGAAGGAAGTTATCCCACTGTTCAAGGGCATGGAATTCAGCGTTGACGGTCTTTATGATCCTGTCGCTGGGGATAATAAAAGCTTTGATGATGCTTTTGATCTATTGAAAGGCGGGACTAAATTCACAGCTAAGTACGGCAACACAGAAACCGGCAGTAGATATTATTCCGCAGATGCTTATATCCGCAGGGTGCATATCGAAGGACCTCATGATGATCTTGCCAGTTATACCGTTGATGTTATCGTATCGGGTGAACCGACGACAGGAACAGTTGGGGCATAATGGAAAAGTGGCAGACAGAGATAAGCCTTAAATTCAAAAGGGTTCCTTGGCGCTTTAAGGTGGGCTTTACCTACGAATGGAAGGCGTGGCTGATAGCTTATGATCATTTTGACATGGGACCGGAAGAGTTCTCAAAATTGGATATCGATAAGCAGATCACAGGACTGGCTTACGGTGCAGCAGCGTGGCACTTGTTAAAGAATGGGGAGAAGGTATTCTTCAAATATGTTGATCTTGAAGAGGCATTGCTAAAGGCCAGCAAAGCAGAGAATATGAAGTTGACCGATGCCATGTCGTATGCCAAATTCCCGGACTGGCTAAAAGCCTGCAGGGAAGCAGGAAAAAAAAAAGAAGAGACTTAACAATCGCCGACATTTATGATATGGCCTTTGCTGAATTGGGACTTAATGAAGAGGAGTTTTTTTCATTGCCGCCGTTTCGAACTTATCTGATGCAGATGAGATATAACAGAGAGATAGAACGACGATGGGAACAGACAAGGTTTCAGGCTTCAGTGCAGCATAACACCGCACAGGGAAGGAAAAGAAACATAACACCACAACAGTTGATAAAACTTTCTTTTGATAATAAATCAGGGATACCGGAATGGACGCAGGAAGAAGCACAGGAGTTAATAAATAAGTGGCCGGATATACCAAAAAACTAATGTAGCGTGAAAATTATTGGTCAGCTGAAAGCTATTTTAGGGTTAGATAAAACCCGCTTTGATCGAGGGCTCAACAGTGCAGAGAAGAGAACCAGTCAGTTCAGTGCAGGGATAAAAAGGCTGGCAGGATTCATGGCTGCTGCTTTTTCTGTTACGGTAATTATTAGTTGGGCAAAAAAAGTATTGCAAAGTTATGATACACAAGCCAAAGCAGAAAGGTCTCTACTTGTAGCTCTGAAGGGACGGGAAGACATTCAAAAGAATTTAATCCGGCAAGCACAATCACTGCAGCGAATTACACTTTTTGGTGATGAGCAAACGATACAGGCTGCCGCCAGGCTTGCAATGATGCTTGGTACAAATGAGGCAGCTATAAAACGTTTATTGCCTCTTGTTCAGGATTTGGCGACAGCAAAATTTGAAGGTAACCTGGTTACTGCAGCCGAATTAGTTGCTAAGTCCATCGGCTCCTCAACTAATGCTTTGTCCCGCTATGGCATCACGATAGAAGGTACGGTGGGCAGTGCTGACCGGCTAAGATCAGCAATTGAGGGTTTGAATAAGCAAGTCGGGGGGCAGTCAGCAGCAGCAGCAGAAGTGGGGATAGGTGCATTTACTCAGTTAAAAAATATTATTGGTGATTTAGGTGAGCAAATAGGTAAATTCCTTGTTGATAACAAGACTTATAAAGGATTAACACAAT